TCAGGCATGGTTGTCCAGTCAGCAGTAGCCTCGATCTCAGGCGTACTGCGCTCCGAACCAGTTACAGTCTCAATCGCGCCTTCAATAAGACCCATGTCCTCAGTAACATCTTCCATTGGAGCGAGGTATGGCTGGAACTGCAATTGACGATTAGTGTCTGCGGTAAGTGCAGCGATACTTTCAGGCGTTAATGGTGAGCCAACATTCGCTATTGAAATGGCACTTAGTTCCTCAATAGTTTTTCCGCTTCGCCACGCTTCCTGCAAATCCCTCGCGTTCTTAAGGTCAATTTCCGCAACAACGCGATCGCCAGGAAGTGCTGCCGTCAAACCAGCTACAGGAGCCGCTCTTTCACCAACAGGCTGTCCACCAGATTCTTGCAATTGGCGATTTAGATAATCTTCAGCGCGTTGTAGTCCGATAGCAAAATTCTCTGGGCTTTGATTAGGATTCAGGTTTGCAATAGCTGAAACAAACCGCTCTTGCTCACCAGGGGTGTTTGCAAGGCCAGCTACGCCAGCAGGGTTAATCTTAGCTAGTCGCGCAAGCTGATCCTGAATAATAATGCCCTTGAGGATTTCAATTGATCCCTCAAGGTCAGAACGATTCTGTCCAAGCAGCGAACCAAGAATAGGCGTTTCGCTAATGCCGCCAGCCTGCCTTCCTAATGACAAGAATTTATTGGAAAGATTACGCAAATCCCTAACCGCAGAAATGCCAGTATAAAGCTGTGGAAGACGATTGGTGTCTGGTGCTGCAGCAGCTTTAGCTGGAGCCTGCCCACCAACATCCTTAAACTCTCCAGTCACTGAGCCAACTTGATACACGCGATTAGGATCAAGCCCAGCAGCAGCCTTTTGCTCTGGTGTGGCTATGGAAAATGTTTCCTTAGGCTTTTCAGGCTTTTCAGGAGCAGGAGGCACATAGACGCCACCATCCACTTGCTGCACCTGATTAGGCTTTGCAACAACAGGAGAGCTTTCCCACCAATTTTCTTGAGCAGCCATAATTAATCACCATATCTTTCACGAGAACCACTTACGTCGGGGGCCTTACCCCAGCCTGGGAAGGTTATGTGTAATGCACCTTTGTTACTAGCAGCAACGCGACTGCCTGGGTATGTTTGTTTTACCAAAGCGATGGCTTCAGAAACCTTCATTCCTTTGGGTGGCATAAAATCTAATGCGTCACCTTTTGGATGTGAACCACGGGTAGTTGTTGTCATCCCCTGCCTCACTAGAGCCTGTTGATGCTTCTCAGTTCTGAATCCACTTGTCGGGGTAAAGCCAAGAGAGCCTAAGTCTTTCACTGGATTAATGTCACTGCCCTTGAAAGTTACCAGACGGAGTAGCCGTCTGACCTCCTGGCTTTTGTCGAGTTACACCCTTTGGATCAATGAAGAATGCCCCAGGCTCCAACTTATCAAATTCTTCTTTAGTAGTCGGCTGGCGTGGTGGCCCTTTTTGCACATTAGTAGGCAATGGTTGGCCACCTAAGATTTGCGTTAATCCTGATGGTGGGCCACTATAAAAGCCACCACCTGGAAGTGTTGTAGTTATCTTTTCACGCTCTGATTTAAGGGCAGCTTGGAATTCAGGAGTGCCAATAACAAACCCTTCTGCCTGAAGTTCCTTAATTCTAGCCGTGTCCAGTTTAACCTTACCTTCTTCAAGCAATTTGTAGCCATCTGGATCAATCTTAAAAAGCAATGAACGAGCAGCGAAATTATCATCCGCACTGGGGCTAAGCGCCAATTGTGCAGCAAAGTCGAACTGTTCTGCGATGTTTGTGCGCTGTGAGTTTCTTGCAGCTTCAGCGCCTTTTGTATAAATTGCCGCAATTTCCTCTGGAGTTTTACCAAGGTCTTTTGCGATAATGGCATCGCTTAAGATTGTGCCGTATGTGGTACGATCGTTTGCAGCCAACTGCTTCCCAAATCTATCAAGATCAGCGCCATACTCTGGAAATTCTGCATATAATGCTGATAGATTTTCAGGCTTTGGGTCTTTAGCAACTTGTTGCGCTCTTAAAGAAAAGCTTCTTGCGCGGCCAACTTTGTCCTGTTCCGCTTGGGCCGCAGCGCGTGCCGCATCAACTTTTTGCTGATTTTGATATGACTGAACACCCGCCAGAAATGATTCTGTGGTTGATGGTGTACCAAGTGAGTAATCGTAAGGTTGAACCATTTTTAGAAGCCCATCGATTTAGAGGCAGACATACCGCCTAGAGTTGACGCTAGATTGAATGGCCCACTAAGCGCCTTACCAATCCCTAATGCACTGCCAGCCCTTGCAGCGCCTGCTTCACCCAACAGGCCAGCGATGCTTGTGGCCGACTGCATACCAGCCGTTCCAACGCCAGCAGCCGATTGCTGACCAAGTGATGTCATGCCGCCTAAGCGACCATATTGTTGCTCAAGGAACTGATTCAGCAATTGTGGGCGGAACTGAGCCAGTGCTCCTTGTACGTTGCCGCCACGAAGCCCACCAGTTGCCGAAGCGTTCTGTAGGATGGATTCTTCTTGCTGCCGTGCGATTGCCTGAAAGATTGGGCTTTGCTCTTGCTGCGCTACAAATGCTTGTTGAGCTTCTGGGCCACGAAGACCTAATGCGCCCATCTGAGCTTCTAAGGCAGGGCCACCAGCAGCAACATAAGGTTCAAGCAAGCGCCGCATTTCTTCGCGTGCGGCCCGTTGTTCCTCCACTCCTTTATCAGCAGCAGCTACCTGTGCCTTACCAGCTTTACTTGCTGCACTTGCACCGATAGCCGCGCTACCAAGTGCGCCAACGCCAAGGGCGATTGCTGCTGCTGTTCCAATAGCCATCTTACACTAGCCTTTTAATAAATGAGTGTTCGCTCGGTCTGTATCCATTACGGATGTAAAGGTTCGCCATTCTGTCGCCATTCAGCGCATTGATTGACTTCATTTGGATCGAAAGAGCGCCTCGCTTTTTGGCTTCTTCCTCCATTGCTTTTTTCAACTTCATGCCAATGCCTGGATAGTTAGATTCAGGATCGGCCCACCAGAAAAGTTCTTCGCAAGAGATATGCGAGTGGTTGAAGTACACTGGGCTAAGGATAAGCGATCCGAACGATACGAATTTGCCACCAACGTCAGCAACCATACAAATGAAATTAGGTTGCCCAATAAACCCTTCCAGCGAAACAACGCAATCATCTATGCTATACTCTAGGATGTCATCCCAGAACGCTTGTTCATGGAACTTGAACCCTAGCATTGCAATCTGCTCCGCATCCTCAAACGTCGCATGACGAATGACAGGCAAGACAACTCTGCTTTGAGAAGTCAATTCTGTGTCAGGATGGGCGTTATCATTTGTCATCTTAATCTCTTAAAATGGAGAGCCACCGGATGCTCTTAACGCTCGGTGGCTGCACCATATCACAATCAATCTTCAAATTCAAACTCACGTTCTTCATGCGCTTGGCAGGAGCGAAGATCGTGACAGATGAACTCAAACTTATGACAGTAGCCACGGAATCCAGCGTCAACATCCCACTCGTTCCAAGGTATCTTGTCCATCTTGGCTTGTGTCAATGTGCTGTTATCGTAATACTCGCAGTTGGAGCAGCGGCGGCGACGGGCTTCAGCCTCATCGACTTGCATAGCCTTGCCAAGCGCAACCCAGTATTCAGGATTAGCGCCCTTCTCGTTGCTGGGGTTCTCAGGGCCGAGCATCCAGTCCTTGATAACCATCGCTGTGTTCTTCTTGTTCTCAGCGGTGGTGATGAATGGTTCGCTTTCACGCAGACCAGCAAAGCCCTCAATAATCATCATTGGCTTTTTCATTATGCTATCTCCCGACCTGATGCGCGGATGTTAATGGCTGTAGCTGTTCCCGCAATAGTTGAAATAAATCCGCCTGGATTAATCACCTGACCGACCAACTCAGGAAACGTATAGGTTTCCGATGGCTGAAGTGTTTTGGCTTTGACGATAAGGTTATCGTTCCCAGTGCTACCAGATGCCGCGACAAGGTTGACGCTAATCGTCGCAGCAGTTGCGGTGTAATTAGTCGCCGTGAACTTGTCGATGACCGTCGTGACGTTCGTCGCAGTGTATTGCGTTGTCTGCGTGTTCTCCGCAGTCTTTGCGGGGATCAGAACCCTTGTTGAAACAGCCATATCAAGTCTCCATAGAACTTATGTTGTCGGTTACTGTTAAAATAACCGACGGGATTGATGGGTGTATACCTGTTGCCGCTTCTGCAAGCAACTGCACGGATGTATCGTCTACCTCCCACATCAACTCAATGTAGTCGCCAGCGTTCAACTGAATGATGTAGTTCCACGCCGCAAGAATTTCAGCGTTGTTGCCTTGTATGCGGATTTGACCTGCGCTGTCAGGGACGTTGACGCCGTTCTTGCGTAGCCATATCCATACCAGTCCAACGCCGCCAGCGGTCTTATCTAACTGCGCTGAGAACTGAATGTTATAGACATTGGGCCGATCGACAAAAATACGCGAAGTCGGACTTCCTCTGGTCACACCAAATGATAAATCTGTTGTGTTAAAGGTCATTGGATACGCCGTGTTGATAGCGGCGGCGGTTTGCGTTGTCGTATCGTAAAACGAACCGTAGCGAGGTGTGCGATGCTGCTTAGGTGGTGGCATCTGTTGAAGTGCTGTGATTTGCTCTTGCAGTGCTGCGACCTGTTCTTGCGATGCCGCTGCTGGCGCTCGGTCAAGATACTGCAGTACAGACTTCATTACCTCAACAGAAGCTAATGCTTGATTTGCGGATGCCACTGCATCGCCAGCCAAGATGGTGGCTTCCGTAACGCTAAAGGGAGCCACCTCATCGCTGACCACTTGAAACAGTCGTTCAAACTGCTTGATTTGCTCATGGTCTTGCAGAAACGATGCAAGCTGATCGCGGGTAAGGTTTAGCCTCTGAACCATATTAGAAAGCCAATGGCTCTATTTGCGCCTCTAGCCTAGCAAAAGACATATGAGCGTCCGATGTGCCTTGGAAGCGTTGAACGCGCCAGTTACGCATCCAGCCTTGGTGGAACCATACAAGACGCTTTGCTCGCTGCCCTGTCTTACCAGCCTTGATAAACTTCTGCTGGCTCCAGTTCTGCCCATCAATTGAGTAGCTGGTGTTAATGGTTGGGTCTAAGCCATACGCAACTGAGCCTGTCAGGGAAACCAGTTCAAGGTTCTGCAAGATCGCGCCGCGCCCATCATTGTACAGAATAGTCGTGCCAAACTCCCAGCGCACTTTCTGCCCCCAGTGCGTTGATATATTCTTTACCAGATACCCAATGGCGTTGCTGGTAGGGTCGCCTAGCAA